CAATCTGATTCGTTTGGTTGAAGAAAACAACCAATACAACGATGATGATGACAAAGAGTTCTGGGACGATGTTATGATTCGTCTCAATCAAGAATACCGTCACTGTTTGGATGATTTCTAATGAACCGCACACTTCAACAACTTAAAGAGAGCGTAGATCGTTTGATTGAGCAACAAGGTGCCAACGCATCTTGTGCTGCGTTCATCTTCACTAAGGAGGATGTATTTGAGATGAACGATGATGGTGAAGAGGTGTATTGTAGTGAGGAAATCACTAACAAAGTCCTCAACGATTTGGATGAAACTGATTATGTTTTAGAAAAGGCATTTGACTGCATTGAAGATTACATCAAGGAGCACACAAAATGACTTCAATTTCATTTACATCTGGTGAGTTGTATGATATTATATCTGCTCTTCAACTTGTAGAAGAAGGAGTGTATGATGATGGAGATCATCAAGGTGCTGCTTATTATCAAAATATGATTCAACAATTTGAACTCATTTTTGATAAGTTGCAAGAACGTGTAGGAGAGGATAAAGTAGCACAACTTGTGCTTGCTGCCTGACCCGTCACGTTCTTTCCTAAACAAAATGACATTCGACCGCGATCAACTCATTGCTGATTATGCTCAGCAGATCCTAGATGGGATGGATTATAAAACAATGGAACGTTTTGTCTATGATAATTTGATTGAAAATCTGTCCACCTATAGTGATCAAACTCTAATGGAACATATATCAGAATATAGTCCCGAACTGCTAGGCGATGTGCCAGTTGACTAGGTGGCACAAGACCCCTAGGCACTGCCCCCAACCCGTGCCATAATACATTCAACAAGCGGGGGTGAAGCATCCCGCTCAAAACACTTCACTCAAAACAACCCCCTTTTTATTATCATGTTCCAATTCACTTCTTCCGCCATCGAAAACATCTCCGATGTGCAAGATGGCAAGGTTACGATCACCTTCAACGGTGGGCGTGACTACACCTACGGTGTTGCCGATGTTGAGCAATTCGTTTCTCAACTCTCTGAGGTTATCACCCAGAGCGACTCTGTGGGGCGCTTCATCAACACCTCCATTCGCAGTGAGCAACTGACCCAAGTTGCCGCCTGAGCAACTGGCACACGGGTGCCTCACGGCACCCTCACCCGTGCCATACTACCTTTGTTCCTGAGGGATTCACCCCATGACCGCTCTCTGCTTCACCGACAACCTCCAGATCGACGAACAGGAATCCTTCTGGGAAGACCTGGAGTGTGAGGAGCAATTCTTCGCCTGGGATGACGACCAGGCACTGGAGCAGTTCTCCCTAGAGTGCTGCTTCGGACCTGAGGAGTGACACTTGCGGGGGTGGCACACGCTGCCCCCACCTCACTCCTCCCGATCTGCTACACTGAACAAGTTCAACCAACCAAACCGATCATGACCCAGCAGCAACTCCTCCAGAACGCCCGCAACGTGATCATCGGCATGAGCGATGCCCAGCGCCAGTGCCTGAAGACCGCTGCCGTTGCCAAAGGGCGCACCGCCCAGCAGGTGAGCAAGGCAGGCACAATGCGCCTGGCGCTGTGGGTGAGCAAGGGGACCAGCGCCATCTGATCCCCCTGGGGGGCGCCATCGCCCCCCTTCCCGTGCTACACTGAACAAGTTCAACACCCGAACCACAATGGCAACCGCAACCCGCTTTCAGACCAACCTGCTGGACGAAACCTACAACGGTTGGACCAATTACAAGACCTGGAACGTTGCACTCTGGATTCAGAATGACGAATCTTTTCAAGATTACATCCAGGAGAATGACATCTGCTGCTACGAAGACCTCCTGGAGGCGATCTACGATTGCGGCAGCAAAGAGACCCCGGACGGTGTAAAGTGGAACGATCCTGAGATCAACCGGGTTGAACTCAACAGCGACTTGTTTGATCTCTGATCCCTACGGGGGGCACAACCGCCCCCCTTCCCGTGCTACAATTCTCTCAACCGCAACCCATCCCCATGCGCTTCGAAGTTCGCTACCAGACCCCCTACAACCAGTGTGAGTGGCGCTCCCAGTGGTTCAAAGACCTGGAGGAGGCAGAGCGCATGGTAGAGTTCTACCGCTCCTGCGGATCGCCCTCCCACATCTGCCCCTCATCGCTGGCACAACTGGAGCGGTGATGACAGGAACGGCAGCGCCTCAAAGACTGCCAACAAACTACAATCCCCCAATTCTCATGACCAAAGACCTTGCGATTTCTCTCCTCAAAGCTGGCACCAACGGTGACCAAATGCTCCAAATTCTTGACTCTATTGTTCTGGGCGATAGTGTTGACGAATCTGATGAGTTTGGCGCAGACGCTACACTTGATGCCATCGCCTTCTGAGCATACTGTGCCAACCCGCTAGGTGGCACAGCGGAGGGCAATGCCCCTCCCCTTTGCCTCTATAGTGATTTCAGTTCACCACCCGAACCACCATGCGCCTCAAGCAAGTGACCATCACCAGCACCGAAGTGGAACTGGCAAACGGGACCTGCGTTCTGTTCTCCTACCAAACCCCCGTTGCCGCCCTGGTGCCTGGCAAAGGTTGGATCCGCACCGCGACGAAGTGGAGCGTGACCACCAGCAAGCACATCAACCGCTGGCTGGCAGAGAACTGCGGCGGCGACGTTGCCACCGTGCCCCAGTGGGAACTGGATCAACTGGTGGCGTTCTGATCCCTACGGGGGTGGGTTGACACCTGCCCCCTCTACCGACTACAATTCTCTCAACCGCAACGGACTGATGACCGTGACCCTGACCCCCATCAGCAGCAAGGCGAAGAACCGCCTGGCAAACCAGATGGGAGGCAACCCCCTGGTGACCGTGGAGCAGCGTGATGGCAACGACCTGTTCTGCGTTTCCGCTGACGGCACCTGGTGCGCCTGGGTGAATTGCCTGACCGATCCGAACTGGGCAGTTCGCTTCTGATCTGCTACAATACCAAAGAACACCGCAACCGATCCGATGACCACCACCTGGACCCCCCAAACCCTCACCAGCGTGACCCTGCCCGAAGGCACGTGGGGGACCATCCGCACTGCTCTGATCTGCCTTTCTGCTGATGCCCAGATCCAAGGTCACGACTCCGACGCTGCCCACTGGTTGGCAGCGTTCAACGCTCTGAAGGAAGCGATGGGGGACTGACCCCCCATCCGTGCTACAATTCTCCCGAACCAACCGACACCGATCCGATGACCTCCAACCCCTACGTTGCCACCCTGATCGAAATGGGATACGACGAACAGGACTGCCGCAACGTTGCCGCCGCTGGTTTGGATGCCACCTACCCCCGCACCATCCACGGGCGCACCTATGCCACCAAGGCAGAATACGATGAGGCACTCCACGACTTCCTCAACGGGATCTGAGGGGTTCGCCCCTATCCGTGCTACAGTACCCCAGACAACCGCAACCGACTCATGCAACGCTACGACGTGATCTGCTCCGCTGCTCCCTGGGAGAATACCACCATCGACGAAGACCGTGCCTGGGATCTGTGCCTGGATCTCTCAGAGGAGTTTGGGTACGCTGAGATCCGCCAGGATGGGATGATCATCGGATCCTACAAAAACGGATCTCCCCTCCTCTGGTGAGGGGCATCCCCCGTGCTACAATTCACAAGCAAACCGCAACCGATCCGATGGCACTCCTGAGCATGGCAACCGATCTCACCACCCGCCAGACGATCTGGGTGGGCACCAACGTGGCAAAGGGGCGCCCTCAACTCAACTCCCACCGCCCAGACAATTATGGGCAGGCAATGGCGAAGGCAGGCATCGACGGGTATGGTGCTGCTGAGTTGGCAGACCTGCACTTCGACGGCACTTCCCGCACCTGCCCAGTTTCTGGGTGGCGCTCTGCTCAATGGGGTTGACCCCCTGCCCCTGATCGACTACAATTCCAAAGACAACCGCACCGCACCCGATGCCCACCCTGACCCCTGCCACCGACCTGAACGCTCTCTCCCTTGACGAACTGTTCTGCGAACTGTTCTGGCTGGAGGAGCAGCCCCAGACCCGCCAGATCAACGACGCTCACCTGAAGTGCTGGAATGCCATCGCTGACCGTCAGGCACGGATCGCTGACTGGAACGACTTCCTGGCAGGTTGACCCCCACCGGGGCAGGGGGTTGACTCCTGCCCCCTTCACCGACTACAATTCCAAAGCAACCGACACCGATCCGATGCCCGCCACCATCGCCACCGCCTTCACCCCCGACCAGATGCTGACCCTGGGGCACTCCGTGTTCAGCAGCGCCATGCGCTCCTGGGCACTGGTGGTGAACAACGACAACGATGCCGAACTGCTGGTCCTGTTCAACAGCAGCGACACCGTGTACCGCTACGCCTTCCGCGATTGGAGCGCCGCCAGCGACTGGGATGCTATCCGCCAGGAGGACGACTACGAAGATGCAGAACCGATCTCCTGGGGGAGCTGCTTCCACCGCTTCCTGGCGGAAGGAGCGATCCTGCCCATCGCCGCCTGACCCCTGCGGGGCACCTTGACGGGTGCCCCCTCCATCGACTACAATTCCAAAGCAAACCGCAACGCACCCGATGCTCACCTCCATCATCCGCACCGCCGTTCGCTCCGCTCTGATCAGCAAGGGACCGATGACCTGCTCCGATCTGGTGCGCTCCCTGGGTATGGACCCCCGCCGCCACAAAGGCACCATCCATGCCGTGATGGTGGATATGGAGAACGACGGCATCATCGATGCCATCCGCCTGAGCAACGGCAAGCGTGACCAGTGGTTCATCTACCCCACCGCCATCCGCAAGCGGGACCGTATGGTTGCCGCCCTGGTGGGTTGATCCAACGGGGGGGGGTTGACCTCCTCCCCATTACCGACTACAATTCCAAAGCAAACCGCAACCCAACCGATGACCACCACCACCATCAACGGCACCCAGTTCAGCATCACCCGCCTGCCCGTTGCCCACGGTGCCGCTGCCCTCCGCTGGGCAGATCGCATCAAGGGCGGCAGCACCCGCGTTCGCACCCACGGTGGAGCAGCAGGCAGCAGCGCCACCCGGATGAGCACCACCGCCAGCGCCCTGGGCGACGTGAAGTGACGGTTCGGGGGGTGGCACACCCACCCCCTATTCGTTCGTGGCAGGGGCAGTGTTATGGCGTTGCGTCCTTGTGGGGGGCGGGCGCCGTGGCTAAAACCCAATGGATCCCTCAAGCTATAAAGTGTTACCCAAGCTAGGTCTATATTACACAATAAACAAAAAAATTTTCAGTATAAAAAATTGCCCACCAGGTCTCACACAATATTAGTAATTACTATATAATTTTGAAAGATAAAATTCATATAGTTCAAAATGCAAAAAAATTCTGGGAAAAATATTCGCCCCATACAAGTCGATCCCATTACTGGTGAATATTATGTTATAATTCCAGAGTGGATCGCCAACGATCTTTCTTGGTATGAAGATACTGAGATTAAATTTAATGTGGAAGGAAATGAAGTATTACTTTCAGAATACCAACACGATTAAAGATTCGCCCTATTGACAACTCATACATAATATTGTATGATATACGTGTAATTGTACTAACTTATGGCTAAAGGATTTACGGTTAAAGCAAAGACTCCCACAGCAACACAAGAACCTGAATGGGATTATAATTTGGCAAAAGAAATGATACGTGGAAAATCCATCGTATTCTGCTTGCCTGGTAGAGGAGTTTCATATACTTACCTCAAGAGTTTTGTGCAACTCTGTTTTGATATTGTTCAGGCAGGGGCAAGCATTCAAATCTCACAGGACTATTCATCAATGGTAAATTTCGCCCGTTGCAAATGCCTGGGCGCAAATGTTCTTCGTGGACCAGATCAATTACCATGGGACGGAAAACTTCCTTATGATTGGCAGTTGTGGATTGATTCTGATATTGTTTTCAATACAGAAAAATTCTTTCAACTTGTTCTTATGGAGAAGGACATTGCTGCTGGATGGTATTGTACCGAAGATGGTCACACCACATCAGTTGCACACTGGTTAGAGGAAGATGATTTCCGCAATAATGGTGGAGTCATGAATCACGAAACTCTGGATAGCATCTCTAAGCGCCGCAAACCATTTACAGTTGATTATACTGGATTTGGATGGGTACTGATCAAGAATGGAGTTTTTGAACATTCTGAAATGAAGTATCCTTGGTTTGCACCGAAGATGCAAGTCTTTGATTCTGGTGATGTTCAGGACATGTGTGGAGAAGATGTATCGTTCTGTTTAGATGCGAAGGAAGCAGGATTTGAAATTTGGTGCGATCCTCGTGTTAGAGTCGGTCACGAAAAAACAAGAGTTATTTGACGAATGGCTAACAGATCTTACAATATTCTTTGTAAGGGTAGAAAGATATATTCAAATCTTACAGAGGAAGAATATTTCGATACTATGGAGGATCTGGCGGTAGAATTCTACCAGTCAGGTTCTCCAAAACCAGAAGATTTAGAAACTGAAATTATCGGAGATTAATTATGGCAATTAAAAAATCATTGAGTGGCTCTAAGATTATTGAGTCTAATCCCAAAAATACTCGTCAAGGCTGCGGTTCTAATACAAAGTATGCGGCATCGTCTCGTAATAAAGCGCGTAAGAAGTATAGAGGACAGGGCAAATAAAAAATGCTTCAGTTAAACCCCCAAATCCCAGTCGTTACTCCAAAAGGTAATGGTTGGGCATTTTTTTTAATTGACCGATCACAAGAACATGATCTTGAATGGATTGTGTTCTTGGATGATGGTGGCATATGTTGGACATTTAGAAATAAGGACATTAGAATTCAAAAAAATTCTACCTTTTCTCGTGAAAACATTTTAGATTTTTAAAATAAATAATCTTTTAGTGTGATCTCCTTATCTTGGAACGTTTCTCGATGGGCAAGCATCTCTTATTAGAGGTGTATAATGTCAAATACATCTTAATTAATGATGCAACTACTCTTGAAAAGGTGATGGTTACGGGAATTAACCGTGCCGGAATGACAATTTTAAACATCTTTCAACATTGTTTTGTACCTCAAGGATGTACGATTGTCATTTCACTTGCAGAAAGTCATGTTTCTTGTCATACTTGGCCAGAAGAAGGTTGTTTGGCAATAGACGTTTATACCTGTGGTGAAGGAAATCCTCGGTTAATTGCATTGGAACTTTTAAAGTATCTGGATTCTTATGATTATTCAATTCGGGAAATTGATCGTTAAATAGATGTAGGGGAGATAGCAACCTCCTTCAAAAAAAAGTTCTGTTTTTTACCAAAAAACAGGAGCTACAATGTCAAATTTACCAGTCGATAGAGATTCTAATTACATGCACACAATGTGGGGAACCACAAAATTAGTGACGGATTATTCGGATAATAGGAAAGTGATTCAAGAAATTATGCACGATGAGATTCCAAAAAATAAATATAATCTCACCGAACAAATGCATCAAAAAATTCGCAATGATAATGACTATGATGATTGGGATTATGGAACTGAACCATCATATGGTCATTCCTGGTAGTTCATATAAATAAAAAAAATAGTTAAATTCTTTAATGTCTGCAACGAGAATATCCAGAAAATTTAAGGATATTAGTTTGTCTTTTGACATGCATCCAGTAACTAAGGATATTCTCGTTTTAACTGATGAGAATGCTATTAAAAGATCAATTCGCAATATTATACAAACAGTTCCAAGTGAAAAATTTTTCAATTCTACATTTGGTTCTGATGTAAAAACAACTTTATTCGAATTTATTGATTTTGGTACTGCATCGTTACTTCAAAAACAAGTTGAGATTGCAATTAATAATTATGAATCAAGAGTAAATAAAGTCAAGGTTGAAGTAGACCCAAGACCTGATGATAATGCTTTTGAAATAAACGTATTTTTTAATATCATTGGGCAAGATTTTCCATCACAAACATTTAATTACATTTTAGAGGCAACAAGATAAAATGCCTTTTACAAAATTTGCTGATCTAGATTTTGATCAGATAAAAACATCAATTAAAACTTACTTAAGAGCAAATTCTAATTTTACGGATTTTGATTTCGAAGGTTCAAATTTTTCCGTCTTAATAGACACTCTCGCATATAATACTTACATTACTGCGTTCAATTCGAATATGATAGTTAATGAATCCTTTTTGGATTCTGCAACTATTAGAGATAATGTAATATCACTTGCAAGAAACGTTGGATATGTTCCAAGATCAAAAACATGTGCGAAGGCAAATATATCATTTAACGTTAATCTTCCAGTTGCAGCATCTTCACCAAGTCAAATTATTCTTAAAGCAGGACTTGTTTGTGTAGGATCGGTAGAAAATACATCCTACACATTTTCAATTCCGGAGGACATTGCAACAGTTGTTGATACAAATAGTAAAATAGCAGCATTTAATAATCTAGAGATTTGTCAGGGAGTATTCTTAACGAAAGAATTTGTAGTTAATAATTCAATCAGTCAAAAATTTATTTTAGATAATCCAAATATTGATACGAGTACAATTATTGTTAAAGTAATTCATTCTGGAAATGAAGTTGAGTATAAAAAAGTAGATAATATTCTTAAGATTGATAAAACATCTGAAATTTTTCTAATTCAAGAAATTGAAGATGAAAAATATGAAATATTATTTGGTGATGGAATCCTTGGTAAAAAATTGGAGAACGGAGTTACTGTAAAGATAAGTTATATTATAACTGATGGTATTGATGGTAATGGACCTTCAGTATTTTCTTATTCTGGATCTATAACTAATTCATTAGGAATATCACAAGAACCAGTAGGAACTGTATCTATCTTAACAAACTTTGGGGCATCTGGAGGAGGCGACATTGAATCAATTGATTCAATTAAGTACTTTGCCCCTAGAGTTTATTCTTCACAGTACAGGGCGGTTACAGCAAAGGACTATGAGGCAATAATTCAGTCAGTATATCCAAATACAGAATCTGTTTCCGTTGTTGGTGGAGAAGAATTGGTTCCACCACAATATGGAAATGTTTTTATCAGCATAAAACCTAAAAATGCATATACAATTTCTGATTTTACAAAGTTTAATATTCTTTCAAAATTGAAGCAATATAGTATTATTGGAATAAATCAAAAAATTATTGATTTAAAACTATTATATGTTGAGATTGATTCATCTGTTTATTATGATTCTTCCAAAATTTCAAACGTTAGTGATTTGCAGTCCAAAATAATATCAAATCTTGATGTTTATTCAAAATCTACAGATTTAAATAAATTTGGAGGAAGATTTAAATATAGTAAAATTGTACAAATTATCGACAATTCTGACACCAATATTACTTCAAATATCACCAAGGTTAAAATTAGAAGGAACTTAAATTGTGTAATATCACCAAATACATTTTCACAATATGAATTGTGCTTTGGAAATAAATTTCACAAAGAAATTGGGAAATATAATATTAAAAGTACCGGATTTACTATTTCTGATGTTATAGGAACTGCTTTCTTTGTTGATGTTCCGGTTGCGGATAGTAATATTGGATCGTTGGCAATTGTTAGGAGAAACGATTCTACTAATTTACTTGAAGTAGTTAAAAAATCAATAGGAACAGTTAATTATGATACTGGAGAAATTTTAGTTAATACTATAAAAATTACAGGAACTTCATTACCAAATAATATTGTCGAAATTCAAGCATATCCAGATTCAAATGATGTTATTGGGTTAAAAGATTTATATGTTGTTTTTGATGTTACAAAAAGTTCAATAAATATGGTAAAAGATACAATTTCTTCTGGGGAGCAAATTTCTGGAGTTAATTTCCCATCAACTTCAAGCTACTCAAACGGAAATTTAACGAGGTAATATGATAAGTACAGGTTTCGAGCAAAGAGTAAAAATACAACAAATTATCGTTAATCAACTTCCTGAGTTTATTTTGGATGAGAATCCAAAATTTTCAGAATTTTTGAAGCAATATTATATTTCTCAAGAATATCCTGGAGGTCCAGTTGATATTGCAGAAAATTTGGATCAATATTTAAAGTTTGACAACTTAACTCCAGAAGTTATTGCTGGTAATATTGGTCTTACTACAAATATTACCTCTACTGTTGGAATCATTACAGTAACAAGTACTAAAGGATTTCCATCTCAATATGGATTGCTGAAGATCGATGATGAAATTATAACCTATACTGGAATTACTACAAACACTTTTACGGGATGTATTCGTGGATTTTGTGGTATTGTAGATTACCACCAACCCATTAACCCAGAAGAACTTGAGTTCTCTACATCAAAAGCATCTTCACATAATGTACATTCTCCTGTCACCAATTTAAGCTCATTATTTTTAAAAGAATTTTATAAAAAATTAAAATATTCATTTGCTCCAGGATTTGATGGTGTTGAGTTCAGTCCCAATTTAAAAGTTGATAATTTTCTAAAAAGAGTAAGAGATTTTTATGCTTCTAAAGGTACAAATGAATCGTTTAAAATTTTATTCAATGTTCTTTATAATACCGATCCAAAAATTTTAAATACTGAAGATTTTTTACTAAAACCCTCCGAAAGTGAATATATCCGTAGAGAAGTTTTAATTGCAGAATTAATTACGCCAGAATCAAATCCATATAATCTTGTTGGAGAAGAAATAAGAAGTGATGATGGAAGTGCATCTGGACCAGTATCAAAGGTTGATATTATAACAAGAAATGATAAAATTTTATATAAAATTGAACTATTTTCTGGATATGATGAAAACACTTTAATTTTTGGAAAATTTGCAATTACTCCAAAAACTAAAATATCGGACAATATTTCTATAGGATCATCTGTCATAACAGTTGATTCTACTGTTGGTTTTGATGTTAGTGGATCATTTATTTGTAATGATAGAGTTATAACTTATAGTGATAAGTCTATTAATCAATTTTATGGGTGTACTAATGTACTAGAAAATATTTTAGCAGGATCCGACATACGGTCCGAAAAAATTATATATGGATATGAAAATGGCGATTTAACTAAAAAAATAGAATTAATAGTACAAGCATCTCTTTCAAATTTAGAAAATGTTGATAATTTAAACTATGCAAATGTTAATGATAATATTTTATTTGAAAATTTTGGTGATAATATTTTAAATTCTGGAAATTCATTTAAAGAAATATTATTTAATTCATGGATCTATAATATTAGATCCAGATATGAAATATCCGAAGTTTCTAATATTGCTGAAAATACTGCCGGAATAACCTTATATGAAATTCCAGATAAATCATCATTAAAAGTAAATGATCGTATTGATATTTTTAAAAAAGATTCTGTAGATACGGTTTTAGAAAATGTTCCCATAACTTCAATTGATGGTAATAAAGTATTTTTAGATAAAAAAATACCCGGAGTAAGTTCTGACCAAAAATTAAGTATTATTAGAAGATATGATTATGCATCAACTTCAAATAATTCTGTAGTATTAAAATATCCAAATATTCTTTCAAATGTACAGAATACTTATAATGAAAACGAAGAATATATTTACGTTGCATCAAATTCTTTACCATCAAATACTATAGAAAAATCTATAAAAATTGCATCTAGAGATATAAATTCTAATGATGATGTTGACAATTTTATCTCTGAGCAAAATAATCAAACTTTTAAATATTCAGTTTTAGTTTTTCAATTTGAAAATGATGTCCCATTTATTACAGGAGACTCTGTAATTTACACCCATACTACAAATAAACCAATCATTGGACTAACAAATAATACAGAATATTTTGTTGAAGTTTTGTCTAGTAAAAATAGAATAAGATTATATTCATCAAGATCATTTATTGTAACTGAAGAATTTATAGAAATTGATAAAATTTATGAATTAGGAAACCATAAATTTACACTATCTTCCGAATTTGGAAAAATTTTGGCACCAAAAAAATCTTTGACCAAGTTTCCTATAAAACAAAATTTTAATTTTAATAGTCAAACTCCAACAGAACCAGGATCTCTTGGAACACTTATTAATGGTGTTGATATCATTAATTATAAATCTAATGATAAGATTTTTTATGGTCCATTAAAAAATTTAAGAATTATTAATAGTGGAATTGATTATGATGTCATAAGCCCACCAAAAATAATAATTTCTAATTCTAGTGTTGGGTTGGGAACAACTGCATTAGCAAATGTTGTTGTTAGTGGATCAGTTAAAAACGTAATTGTAGATCCACAAAAAGTTTCCATCAAGAGAATTATATCTGCCAAAATATCTGGTGGAAATGGATCTGGAGCAATTTTGGAACCAATATTGTCATCACAATATAGAGAAATTGAATTTAACGCACTCCAAAGTACAAGGGGTGGAGGAGTTAATATATCTGATGAGTCCATTGTTTTTTCAGATTTTCACAAATTAAAAAATGGTCAAAAAATAGTTTACAATTCCAATGGAAATCCCCAACTTGGTATTGGAACTTTCAATGGTTCAAATACTTCTCAGGAAAAATATTTGCAAAACGGATCAGTATATTATCCAAAAATTTTGAATACAAAAGCAATACAACTTTATTATTCTCAATCAGATTTAAACAGTGGAATTAATACAGTTGGATTTACTACAGAAAACACTGGCGGAATTCATAAATTTAGAGAATATGATGAAATTAAAGTATTATCTAAACTAAATGTTCTTGATGGTGGATCTGGATACACTAACAGGTCTTTATATGTAAAATCTTCCGGAATTTCAACAATATCAAATACGATTAACTATATTAATCACGGATTTAATGATGGGGAAATAATCAATTATTCGCACGAATCCTTAGATTCTATTTTAGGTCTTTCAACTTCTAAACAATATTATATTTTAAAAAATACCAATGATAGTTTTCAACTTTCAGATGCTGGATATATAAACGTTGGAATATCTAAAACGGATTATAATAGAAGAAAACCAATTAAGTTTGAGACAAATCCAACAGGATATCATATTTTTTCTTATCCAAAAATTTCTGTAGATTTGGAAGTTGAATATTCTGGATTTATTGGCACAATAACAGCAACTCCCGTAGTTAGGGGTGAAATTATAGATGCTTATCTGTATGAATCTGGAACTAACTATGGATCAAATGTTCTAAATTTTCACAAAAAACCTACAGTAACGATAAAAAATGGAAGTGGTGCTCAGTTAAAACCAATTATAATTAATGGTAGAATTGTTGCAGTTGAAATTCAACTTGGAGGATCTTTTTACCCATCCAGCATCAATTTAGATATTTTTGGATCTGGATTGGGGGCAGAATTGAGAGCCAATATTGTAAAAGGAAGAATAAATTCTATAGTTGTTATTAATGGTGGAATTGGGTATGATGAAAATACTCAAATTAAAGTAAGTGTTCCTGGTAAAAATTTAAAGTTAGATGTCTCTGTTAGAGAATTAACTATTAATAATGTAGAGAGATTTTCTGACCAAATTTTAACTGATTATAATGGTGATTTGGCATATGGTGTATGTGGATATTTGCCAGAAAGAGAAGGAATCTTATTTGCCGATCCGGATACAAATACTGGTCATTCCAAGATTATTGGGTGGTGCCGAGACGGCAATCCAATTTATGGACCATATGGACATAGTGATCCAAGAAATTTTAATTCGGAAATTATTAAATTGCAGTCTGGATATTCCTTAAATATAGAAAATGTAGATAATAGGCCTTTAATATCTGATTTTTCGGAAGGATTTTTTGTTGAGGACTATACTTTTGAAGATTCTGGACAATTGGATAAGAGTAATGGTAGATTTGAAAAAACTCCAGAATTTCCACAAGGTGTGTATGCATATCATGTTGGAATAAAAATTGATCCAAATAGTGGAAATTTTATTCCAGAATTTCCTTATTTTGTGGGAGAATTTTATAGATCTAATATTGAAGATAACTCTTATATAGATCAAAATATTGATTTTAATGATTCAATATTAGTTAGAAATACATTTCCATATA